AAGTCAGATACTATATATGATTGAGCTGTAAGAGTTCCTGAAATTATTACGTGATTTTCATTGAATTCTATGGGAAGTAAACTACCAGTACCGTCGTATACTTTAGTACCGTCTGTTTGGACTACTCTTTGGTAAGTATCCTGTATGTTTTGTCCTGTTAAATCGGGTAGTGCCATTTATAACCATTTTTTATTTCTTTTTTTGTAATTTTTTTAAAACACCATTTATAACTTTTCCAGTATCTTTTATAGTATTTTCTTTTAAATATGTTGCAACTATATTATTAAGTTTATTTCTTTTGTAAGAAATATTTTTGATATTAATATTTTCTTTTACAAGTAGTTTAAGTAAGTTAATTACATGTTGTTGTTCAGAATTAGTAATTTTAACTTTTGCTTCTACAATAGGTTTTTTAGTTGTTTGTGATTTTACTTCTACAGTAACTTTTTTACTTGTTTCAACTTCAAAATCTGATTCCCAAGGTGTAAAAAATGTATCTTCTGCTATTACTTCTAAACGTATATTACCTGTAGTGTCTTCATCGATTAATCCTTTTAATTTTCTAATAGGGATTTCACATTTACCTCCTTTAGATATATTACCATTAAACATTAAAGAATAGTCTTGTGTTTCGACTACTAATCTTGCTTTTGATTTTTTTAAACTTGCTCCTTGAAGTTTAATATCACATTCGAAGAGTTCTGATTTATCGGTAAATAATTTGTACATGGTTATAAATATAAAATAATAATTAAAACTTAATATTTTCTGTTAGTACTTCTACACCTAATACTTTTTCTACTGTTATTTTTATATCACTAGCTTTAATTTTGTATTGTTTAATTTCTTTTTTCTTTGATTCTGTAATCGTATCTCCATGAACTTTTAATATTAATTTTATTAGTTTATTTTTCTTTTCTTCATTCCATTGGGGCCATTCATCTTCACCTGCTCCTGTTGTAATTAATTGTTTAACTAAAACTACATCGTCCCATGTGTATGGATTATCATCCCATGTAAAATTAGCATTATCCCAAGTAAAAGTTGTAGTAGACATTTATTATCCTTCTGATATTTTTAAAATAGAAGCACTATTCCATAACTGCCCTGCTGTTGATGGATCTGATGTTGGTAAATTTTCAAATAAAACAGTACCATTTACATGAAATTGTGCTGTAGGGACTGATTTATTTATACCAACAAATCCTGTATCTCCCATAACCTTTATAGAATTAGCAGTTCCATCATTAGAAACCTGAAAATCAACATCATGTCCAGCAGTCCCAAATTTAATTGTATCGGTGGCTCCTTGTTCATCTAACATTAAAAATTGCTGACCCCCTAATACAAAATTTATTTCATCATCTTCAAATCCTATATATGTGTCTTTTGTATTTTGATCATGATATATGTTACCATTATTCCCTACCATTATATTTGAGGCTGTAACGTTACCGAAAAGTACATTACTTGATGTAACGGCAAATGATGCTGTATTAGAAGATAATAAATAGCTAGATAAATCTTGATCACCTGTATTTGTACCACTTAAATTACTTGCTGCAATTGTTCCTGTAAAAGTTCCATTACCACTAGCACTTATATTTCCGGATGCTGTTATGTTACCCGCAGTGCTTAAAAATATACCATATGGATTTGGACCATCTATAGAACTAGTTACCCATATATTACCTGAGGCTGTTATGTGGGTTACTTGATGTATAGACCCAGATTGACTAACATCAAATATTTTTACAGTTCCAGTATCAGGAAATGTATGGTGGTACATGGGATCACCAGCTTCAGGCCATGATGTGTTTGTACCAACATAATTAATACCATGTGTTCGAGCTCTAAATAATCTAAAACCATGATAATTTGGTGCCATATGTTTCCCTACATCACTCATTTCTCTTCCTAATAATATAGCTAACCCTTTATCACATCTAATATAGTTATTTCCTGCATCTGTTGTTATTGATCCAGTTAAACCTGAATTAAGAGTAAAAGTTACGTCACCAGCTAAATTAAGCTCAGAACCAACATTAATCGAACCGTCTGTAAATATATTTGTACAAGTTACAGTTCCACTTGAACTTATATTTCCACTGGCTGTTATAGAACCATCAAAACCACTAATACTAATATTTTTGTCTCCGGTTGCACCCGCTTGCATTGACATACTGCCTGGTAATATTGATGTTACTACACCACCAGCACCTTCTACCTTAAACAAAGGATGAGGGGGATAGACGCCTATCCCATAAGCATCTGAGCCTGTTATAGTTAAACTTCCAGACATCATATGGTTACCTGAACTTGAAATTCTTAGAAGAGGGAAAGAATTATCATAATTTAAATCTACTTGGGGATCTGGATTATCTTGGGTAGATACTATAAATTTATTATGACTCCCGTGTCTTGCACCTGAACCCGTTAATAAAACATGGAAAGCACCAGGAACTTTTAAATAGGTATTATTTGCACTTGCTGTATCAAGTGCAATACTGGGATATGGATTAAGTGTTTCTAAAACTAAAGGAGAAGTACCACCACTTGGTTGAAGCTCAAGTCTTCCTCTTGTAAGAGAATTTTTATAATCTCCATAATAATCTATATGATAACCCCCAACAGGAGTAGTAGAAGCTGTAGGGTGAGTATTACTTCCACTTACATTTACAAATTTACTTCCACTTATATTACCTTTAATAATTAAATCTCCTTGACTTCCTCCCACATCTATATGGGCTTCTGATCCTGTAAGAGAGAAGGATCCTGTTAGTTTTAAGTCTCCTGTGTTTGCTTCTCCTAAATGAGAAAAAGAATCTATTAAATCTGCATAATTATTTTCTGAAGGTATTTCACCTGTTTGATAATATGATTTTAGTATTGTTCTTGTTTTCTGTGCCATTTTTCTTTTTTTATGAAATTAAATTATCAGTTCCTACTACTTGGTACCCTACTCCAGCATCTACAACTGCCTGTATAGGCATAGTATATTCTGCTCTTATTTCTTCTCTAGATTCAGAATATCCTGAACCTTCTGCTACAATTTCGGTATTAAATATGACTTTAGACCTAGTATAAGCTCTTTGAGTACCTCCAGTAGAAATTTCTTTGTTTAAACTTTCGGGTATTAAATATCCTTGAATATTTAATCCAAAGTTTGTTTTTACAATTCGATTATCTCCTTGAGAAACTTCTGTTGTATTGTTATACGTATCTATTTTTGCATTAAATTTAAATCTTTCTTCATCTCCCCAGTAAGCATCTGAAGTATAATTGATCATTTCAATTAATTTATTCATTTGAGCTATATAATCAGTCCAAATAGTACAAGTATATTGAATTTTAATAAAATCAGGAACTACAACTCTATACATTTCTCTTTGAGGTTGTCTTCCTTGCAATACAGAAAAATTATCATATTGATTCTTTTTTGTATATTTTTCTTGGAATGTATAGTAGATTTGAGGATTATTACCATCTAATTTATTCCCTAAATCTCTTCTTTTTTCAACACTATCTCTTTTAAACATAATAAGAGGAACTTGTATTTTACCCTCTTTATCTCTAAAAAACCCATCTTGTTGAACACTTTTCCATCTTTCAGGAGCTCCATACATTATAGGGACATTAGTTCTATTACCATTTATAAGAACTGAAGGTTTTATAACATTATTAAAATAATACATTATAGCTTCATCATGATCTTGTAACCCTATTGAAATATCTTGTGTAAGGTCTTGTTTTCTTGATATTTGGTCTCCTTTAGAAATACTAGGTCTAGTATCAGGAACAGGAAAACTACTATCTACTACAGGAAAGCCAGGTTTAAAATTAGCTTGTAGATTAACTCTTAATCTATCATATCCGTCTCTAGAGATAGGCCTTCTTGGATTTATGTTTTTTTGATCTGCCATTTATTTTTATGAATTTGCTGTTCCATCATTAAATTTTGTAAGTGAAGGATATTTTCCTTCTCTTAATGGTATTAAGTTTAATTTTTCTACCCTTGAAATATGAGCACTTATTATAACAGAAAAACTATCTCCTTTATTATTAGTCCCTATAGATAGATTATAATTAGGGTCTTTACCTAAAATATATTGATTTTCAATTCTACTATCTACTTCATAAAAATTATTGAAATAAAGTATTATATCTCCTACTTCAGGTACTAAACTTATTTCTTGAAGACTAGTTTTTAAAAACTTAAATTCAACTAATTGATTAATATCAGATCCAAAATCATCAGATGCCCAAGTTTGATCACTTAAATTAATTACAGAAGGCATTACTACTGGTTCATAATAAACTTTACCCGGAGACTCACCATATACATTTATTGATGTTTGTTCTAAAGCAAATTTATAGTAAGCAACTTCTGTTTGAATAATGTCATTGATTAATTCTTTATTCAAAGTATGAAATAGTGATACGTCTCTTGATCCTCCAAATAGTGCCATTATCCTAATTTTTTTAATGTTCCTTCTCTATATTTCATAGATTTTACTCCTTGTATTCTTAATTCATCTCCATCGTCTTGAGCTAATGCATCATTTAAAAACTGTTGTAACATATCTTCAGCTTTACCTCTTGTTACAAATTTTATTCTTAATCTAATATATTCATCCCCTCCTGTTTGGGAATAATCTTCAGGAGTAATAATAGTTACAATTGTTATTCCTTTTAAAGCTCTAATTTCATTTGTAATATCATATGTTGAAGCTGATTTATCAGTAAATAAATCTACTTCTACACTATAATTATTTAATATTTCATATAATATTTTTTTTAAACTAATCATTAATGTATATAAATTTGATATCTACCTTCTGCTGCTTGTGCACCTGATTTTGCTTCATTTTCTGCTTGTATTTGTTCATACTGTCCTTTAGTAGTCAATCCAGATAAATCTTCTCTTAATTGTGTTATTAATGCTTCTTTTTCTGCGGAAGCTTCACTTAATAATCTAGAAAAATCTAAAGTTGTTTCTGCTCCAGGAATAGGTAGTGACTGGTATTTTCCTCTTATACTTCCTAACATTTCTTTACATAAAGCTAATGTATATCTTCGTATCCATTGTCTACCGGGGGCATTAATATAAGAATATGTTGGTCTTGAATAAGGAACATTAGACATATCTGTAACTATGTTTCTTTGTGCTGGGCCTAAGTCCTCATCAGTAGTATCTGTACCAGCACCCAAATCTGATATATCAACAGTATAATCGAACCATAAAGTATAATCACTTGTGGGGATAGGAAATAATTTTAAATATCTATCGTTTTCTATTTCAAAATGATATGCTGATTTTCTTATAGTATCATTAAGTTCAATTGCTTGTAATTTTAAAGCATCAAAATACATAGGCATTAACATAAAATTTACACCAGGTGAATAATTACCAAACCCAAAGGTTTGCATTAATGATTGTATTCCTGTACCCGTACCTGCATATGGATCAAAATATCTATTAATAGCTGCTGGTTGGTAGTGGTAGATTTTTTTTATTTTAACTTTTTGGCTTCCACTCATTATAGCATCTGAACCTGTTTCCCATGTTACTTTATTACTAGAAATCAAATCATACCTTTGTTTTCCTTTTTGGACAGCTAATGAAGCTGAACGTGTTTTACTAGTAGCCGATTGATATGAACCTCCATCATCATAAGAACTACCTCCACTTAAACCTGTATCTTCAAATAAAGAACCATAATCTTGGGTAATATTAACTTGGTTTATGTCTGTCCAAGAACCATCAGTTGAGGAGGTAACAGAACCCCTAAGTCTAGCTAAGTTATCTTTAATTTGGAAAGTATATATTTGATGGCCATATTCTGTTATAGCTTCTTCAAAAGCTGTAAAAAAATTGCTATCTTGTAATTCAATATCTACAAGAGGATACCCTAACCTTTGAGCACACCATTTAGCTACTGATGGTGCATCATTTTGAAATTCTGTATCTGAGTCATAAAATCCAAAAGGTGTACTACTACCTGATGTAAAAGTTGCAGTGCCGGTCCATATAGGTATATTTGCCATTTTTATATTAAATTAGGTTATTCGGGTATAAATATAAAAAAGGTACGGAAAATTAATGATACCCGTTCAATAATTCTAATAAATCATCTATTGCGTCATGTCTATGGCTATCATTTAAAACACATTTGTATACATAGTTTGAGTTTATTAATTTAGCCATATCATGGTATGCTGAATAGTTTTTATCTTTTAGATCTATTTGGTATGAATCTCCACAAAATATCATTTTAGAATCTTTACCTAATCTTCCTATAGCCATTGCTAATTGGGATCTTGTTAGGTTTTGAAATTCATCTACAATTACAACACTATTATCAAATGTTCTACCTCTAAAATGTGCTAATGATACTAATTCAATTTGTTCATCTTTTTCCATTTTTTCTAATACAGGGGGTTTATTGTAGATTTTTCTCATATTAGAACGAATAGGTACTAACCAAGGTTCCATTTTTTCTCTTTCTGAACCTGGAAGAAACCCATTATCTTCTGTAGAAATAGTAGGTCTTGTTATGATGATTTTATTATATTGTCTTTTGAAAAACTGATCTAAAGCTACTTGAACCGCTAATAATGTTTTTCCACTACCTGCTTTACCTACTACAAAATTAAAAGGATGTTTTAATATTTCTGTTTTTGCTTTTTTTTGTTCTTGAGATAATGTAATTGAAAATTTTACGGAACCTTTTGGTGGTTTTTTTTCTTTATTTTGTTTAGTCATATAATGCAACGTTTGGTAATACATATAAAAAAAAGAGCCGCTATTGCGGCTCTTCTTAAAAATATGATTAAATCAGTTATTAAACTTGATCTAAATCACGTACAAGGACTTTACCATAGAAGTCAGGTCGTACCATTTTCTTAGCATACCTAGTCATGATACCTTTTCTTGGAGTGAATGATGTCGGGTCATACACTAGAGGTGTCATAATTAAAGGAATGTAAGGAGCAAATACAGCACCTGTTTCAAGGAATTGGCTACCTTTGTAACCCATTAAAATAACGTTTTCAGTCATATAAGGGTTTTTATAAACATCATATCTGCTATTAATAGCACCAATCTTTTGAACACCCATAGCGTATTTGTCGTCGTCTCCTGCAGAGTCGGCAGCAAATCCTGGGATTGATTCTAAAATTGTAGATATTGTCGGTGAAACTACCATAAAGTTAGCACCACCTCTTAATGTTTTCTGGTGGATTTTATTACTAACTTTTTGTAATTTAACTCCTAATGTTTGGAACCAAGACATTTTAGTGTAATATACACCTGATGATAAATCTGTGTAACTACCATCAGTTGAAGATAACTCACGAGCTATCTTAGCACTCCAATAGTCTTTAGTATCAGCATTTGTAATTAACATATCTAAAATTTCTAAGTCAATTTCCATCGAAATATACTCACTTAAGATAGACGTTAATTCTGCTTCAGCGTCAATTGAGTGATAAGCATTAAGATCTTGAGCGAACTCAGGAGTCCATTGTGCTTTCAATTTACGTGTTTTAGCAGCAACTGTGTCACTTCTTAACTGAACATTAATTTCAGGAATATTAAGAGTAGATACATTACCAGATCCGACAGTTGGTTGTGTTGTTGAACTATCTTCAAAGTCTCCTCTATCATTTAAGTTATCAGGAGTTGTAGTGTATTGGATTACTTTATTTGCAGTAGGTGAATTTGATAACCCACTGTTAACAAACATTTCAACATATCCTGTACCATCTGTATATCTGTTAAATTGGTTATAGTTAGTCATTCCAACCATAGTCCAAGTTCTTACCGCATCATAGTCAGGATTAGAAAGAGCAGCTGTTGGTATACGAACAACGTGAACAGATGCTGTACCTACACTTGCATGGAATTCACTATCCGAACCAAACAGGTCTGCAAATGCAGCGTCAGTTTGTAGTGGCTTTCCATAGGATCCTGTCCACCCAGTACTATTAGGGTCAAGATAAGTAGTAGCACCGCTGTCTCCAACTGTTGCATAATCTCCTGCTGTATCACTACCTGAAATATTTGCTATAGTAGCAGAAGATGTAGTTAACGAGTAACCAAATGTTCCTGCACCATAAAGGCCAGAATTTGCTCCAGCTCCAGGTAAAGTAGTTTTTGTTAAATCAGCACTAGCAGCATAAAGAGAGCTGTTTAGTGATTGATAGTTATTATTTGTACCATATTGGAAATCTAAATAAAAGATTAATCCAGCTGGTAGGTTCATTGGTTGAACCGATACTAAATCTTTAGCAACGATTTCACCAAATACTCTTCGTACTAATGGAAGAGCAACACCAGCCCATGCTTCTGAATTACCAGTTGTAATTGAA